CTAAAACTGCTGTTGACAATGCAGAGATTTGTGCAGTTGTCAAAGCACCAAACAGACTGGATGGTGACCCAGCGTTTGTGGTTGTGATACCCAAAGCAGTACTTGTTGACAATGAAACAACAGCACCTGCATTGTTCACATTGGTAACAATCATTTCCTTGGGCAAATAAGCTGTGGAGTTATTCACTTGCACAGGTGTAAAAGCTACAGCATTAAGGTTAACACCCTTGGCAACACCAATCAAACGCAAAGCCTGATTAGTGGTGACATTACTTGGGTGTGCTGAGACTGTGGTTGCTGGTCCGGGATTACTCATTTTATATTTCCTTTTATGTAAATGTTAATGATTAAGCCGCGATTCTGCAAGCAAGCTCTTGGTAGAGTGGTGCCCAACCATACAACACATCTAAACGAGTAGGAATACTATCGTTATTTATTGTGTATTGGCGGACCACCCGCATGGACAATCCAACCTCTTTATCACTTGCTCTGCCTGCAAAGTGCACACCCTCTGGCAACTCCAAATCCGCTACCGCCAAGGTAAATGCATTTCTATGGAAAAGCATATTCTGTGGAGATAGTGTTCCAGTGTTGTTGAAAGGTGTAACCACTGCTGTTGTAGAAGTAGAACCAATGATGATTGAGTTTTGGAACTGACCACCAATGATGACTGCTGGAGCAACAGTAATGTTTGTAGCTGAAGTACCAACTGTTGTGGTGCTTTGGATTACAAAATTACGCAACTTACCAGAGCCATAGGCTTGTCTGTTTTGTGGGTTAGTGGCATACACACCAGCAATTTGGATCACATCACCAGCATTTAATGTGCTTGAAGATGATGCTTTGATCTGAATTGTGGAGTACTGTGACCAACCAGTTGATAAATAACCAACTTGAGCAGTTGTGTCAGCAGAGAGTGTGTTACCACTGTAGCTACCAAAGGTTTGGCTAACGACGTTTTGATCCAATTTCCAATTTGTGCCCGCGGAATCTCTGCCCATCAGCCCCTTCCTGTATTGCTCTGCAATAGCTTCCTGGGGCATGAACAAACCTTTCAGTGAATCAACAATAGTTGCTGATGTAAAGGGTTCAACAATACATGCTCTACGTCCATCCCTAGGAGCACCCTCTGCATCCAAGTATGCACCTGCAGTCAAATAGGTGATGAGTCCTGTTGGAGGTGTACCAGCAGTTCCAACAATGTTAGCTGTTTGCAGAGCCGCCATTGTTAAACCATCCCTGTCTATCTTATTTGCCACAGCGGCCACAGCAGGCTTCAACACTCGGTCACTAAACATATCAAGAGATAGTGCAAGATCAGCCGTGGTAAATTGTGTGTCCACATGGAACTGGGTTGATAGAGTAACTGGGACTGAAGTTTCATTAAAGTCCTCGACATTAAGGGCCGGGCCGGTTGTTCCAATGAACCTACCTGGTCTGCGGACATTCACTGTGTTACCAATTTTTCCACCGACTACGGCAAACTGGTCATCATAGTTGCGATCCACTTCTGAGGAAAATGTGAGCTCGTTCTCCAAAACCATCAACGCTTCATTGGTGATTTTGGATATGGTTAGCAAATTATTTGCCATTTTAAATACCCCTTTTAAAAATTAAAAATTGTTTACCTTATCTTTCCTGCTTTCCTGAGTTCTTTCCACTGTTGAGGAGTACCATTAAAATTCCCATTTGAATCTATTGGCACTTCAACATTAGAACCCCCTCTAATGGGATTGATAGGTGCTGGTGCATTGCTCTTTCTCACAGCAGGCTTTTGTGCCTCAACAGGCTTTTCAAATCTAGCCTCCAATTTCCCAATCTCTCTCAAAGCACCAATCAAAGACATGCCACTGATTTTTTCAGCTATCTCTGGGTTTTCTGCAAGGTGATAGAGGATTCGCGGNCCCACATCACTTTCCAAAATTGCATCCCTAACCTGATCTGATACAACCACATCTGATGATGCAATCATATCCTCATAGTCTGATAACTCTGCCTTTGCTTGCTCTAACTTAGAGTTCCAAGATGTCATCATCTTATCTCTCTCAGCTTGAGTTTGCTTTTGCTTTTCAGCTACATCTCTATCTTTCAATGCCTTTTCTGTTGAGTACTTTGCTAATGCCTTTGCATATTCAAATGCATCAGTAAAGTCACTAGGCTGTGGCTCTCTATCAGGATTTTCTGCCACTTGTGGCTTGGATGCCTGTTCAAGTTCCTTTAGCCTGTTCTCTAAAGCCTCTCTTTGTTCCCTTTCCTTTTGAGCCTCAGCTCTGGCAAGTTCCCTTTCTTTGATGACTTTATCAAACCTTTTTTCAAGTTTGGGCTTTCTAGCACTTTCCTCTGCTGGTTTGGTCTCCTCTTGTGCCTCTGGTAAACTCTGCTCCTCTTTTGTCTCTGTCAGCTCAGTTGGCTCAACCTCTTTGGAGGGAGTCTCTGCAGTTTCAGGACTAGGGGAATCAGCTAAACCAAGTTTGTTAGCATAAAAATCACCTGAATTTTCTGAAGTAATTACATTACTTGCTTGTCTATCACTCATGAGTTTCCTCAAGTATTTTGCCTGGTTAACCTAGCCAGTAAGGTTTGTGGGCAATATAACCCAAAATCATAAGACTGTCAATTATTGTTGCTGATTAGGCATAATAGATTGATTAGCCATTGTCATTGCTGTGTACTGCTCCTGATTTCTCATCTGGATTTCTTTCTCTAGTCTAGCAGTATCCATGTGGTGCAATAGCATGTCAGCTACTGCCTCAATTTCTACCCTATTTTGGCTAGTTATAGCCTTAGTATTAGCATCATGCACCCTAGCTTGGAGCACAGATTCTGTATTATGAGCCTTGGCTGTCTGTCTCATCAGCTCTCTCTTAGTTTCCTCAGATTGCTTGACTTGCTCAATATCCTGTCTTTGTTTCATAGCCAGTTGCAGAGCTTGCAATTGTTGGGTAAGTTGTTGGACTTGAGCCTGTCCTTGCTTAATCATGAGCTGTGCTTGAGGAGGAATGTCTGAGTGCTCATCTATTTGGCTCAATGGGTTCAAAGCCGCCAGTCTGTCTGCAATGGTCTCAGCGCCTGGGAAGTCCATATTTCTAAAGACAAGATCACCAGCAACATTAAACAACTCAGGCTTGGCAAGCAAAGGCATCATGGCATCCACTGCCTCTTGTCTCTTGCTGTTGTACCCTGGGCCAGTCTCCATCACCACATCATACTGCCCCACAGTCACATCATTTAACACCCTACCCACAGCACTTTGCTCATTTATGGTCAATAAATCAGGTTTTCCATCATCCCCAATAATTCTCATAACCCTTTCAGTGTCATAAATTTTGGGAATTAAATCTAAAAGTATTTTTCCAACATGAGAAATTGACTTGGTAAGATTGTCATAAAGGTCAAAATTGGTCAAATCCACTTGCATTTGTTGACCATTTAGAGCCTTTCCAGACATATTACCTTGGAGCTGTTGGCTTGGGTCATAGATACCAATTATGGTAGCCATGTCTTGGTTTATCTCCTGTGCCGCAGTCAGTATCCCAGTAGGAGGAGGCTCTGGTTGCATCCTTTGTGGGGGAGGAGCTGGGTTGCCATCTATATCAGTCTGTTTGTACCTCAAAGTAGCCATTGACTTAATATTGGCACTTGCCCAATCTAACTCATGCCCCTCATCTTGCCCTTCAGCCATAATCCACTTGGCTTTTGGAGCTAAAGCCACAGATTCTGTCATTGATGTTACCCAGAAGTTATACATCCTCTGAGCATCCTTGGCATGTCTAACCATACCAAATTTCTTTCTTTTATCACCAATAACTACATGCCTTCCATAGACTGGAACAATTGGGATGTAGTACCCCGGCCAGTCCTTCTCCTCCAACACCTCAATTGCTGTTAGCTTTTTCCACTTGATTGTCTTCTTTACACTAGGTCTTTCATCCACTACTTCTAGTCCAGCTTTGCCAATNCTTTCAAAAAAGTCCTTAGTATCAGCAAACCTAGCAGAGCCATCACTTAATAAATAGAGCTTGGCTTTTTCTCTAACTGTGTANAANTACTCAGCAACCCTAATATCTTCCCTTGTAATCCACTCACTTTGNGTGTCTCCAGTTCCCCTAGATGTAAAAGATGTATCTTGAGCATCTGGGTACATCTCTTTGAATACAGTCTTTGGCATCATGGATGTAATCAAACATCTTTCTTGGTCTGAGCCATCAACTGCAATGCTGTTGGGGTCTAAATAGACTGTAAATGGGTTATCAATAGGGTCAATAAATAACTCTTGGTCAAATGAGTCTTCCCTCACATATCTATGGTCAACCCTTAAATATCCCCAACCCATTCTGACTGCATAGTTGTAGGCATTGTCATAAGCATTATCTGCATTGGAATTGACTTCAATGTGCCTAACCATGCCTTGGATGACCTTGGCATCTGCCGCGTCCTCCACAGTATTTGTAGCATGAACCCTAATCCTTGGTCTTTGCTGTCTTTGTTGGTTAGTGACTTGCCTACAATAGCCATCTAGTTTGTTGATGGTCAAAACTGGTCTGGATTCTAGGTTTCTGCTATTTTGGAGGTCAACCGGCCACTGATCCCCCCCAGATGCAAACTTCAGGTCTTCAAGTGCCTCTTGTCTGTTCATAGTGTCTGCATCATTAGCAAACTTCAAGAACTGCTTTGCCTCATCTATGATGGGGTCATAATCTGTTTCTAGTGGGTCAAGTGCCATGTTATAGTGCCATCCATGATTGTGGTGGTGCATAGTTTACTTGCTTTGGTCTTCTTGGTCTAGTCTCCTGAACACCTAAAGCAACCATCCTAAATGCATCAGCTCCATGACTGTATTGGTCATGAAGTGGGTTTTTGCTAAAAGCTTTGGTCTCTGGGTCAACCTCATACTTGTAATGCCTTAAACATTGCAAGCCATCATAACAATTATCCCTATCAAAATAACAATTTCTGAACATGGTTCTGGATGCATTGATTGAGTCCACAATGCTAGTTCTTGGGATTATTTTGGTCTTGAACCCNGAATTTCTAACAATTTCCTCAATGGTTCTACCTTGGGCGGCCAGTGTNTTATTNTGGGCATCATGNGGCAACCACAATGTGTCATACACATAACCAAAAGTCTGCATCAATGCCAAATAATGGCTCATTGTCTGTTGGCTATCCTCAATGTACCTAATAAATCTAATTTCCTGAGCTATGAACTGGACAAACCAGATGGATGTGGAATCTGCCCATCCCAAGTCAAACACAGCATGAACTGGCTTGGTTGGGTCATATCTGACTTTGGTAACCCTTTCCTCCAACTCTGCCATTTGCATTTCTCTAGCAAACACAGCTCCATCCACAGTTTGCCTACAAAGTCCTTCCCAGACTGTGTTGTATGCCTCAATATCTCTAGCTTGGAGGGTTCTCCTCTCATGATCTAGTACTTCAGGAAACCAAGGATTGTCACTCCAGTTCACCTTTTGGGTGATGCAATTATCAGGCTTATGGAGAATAAATCTTTGGTAAGTGGCATCAGATTCCAACTCAGGGTTCATGGTTATCCAGATTTCTGAGTCCTTGGCACGAATAGTAGGTATGAGAATATCCCAACTCCTTGCTGAAACCGCCTGTGCCTCCTCTACCCACACAATAGTGCAACCCTCATAGGATTTAATATTATGTGGATTGTTTTTCAGTCCAACAAAAGCAAACTCAGTCCCATTTACTCCCCTGATGCTATTTTGGGTAATCTCATAAAACCCAATAAGACCCAACTCTATGATCTGGTCACTTAGTAGCTTATGTACTGATTGAGATATGGAGTTCTGAAACTCCCTTGCACACAAAATCCTGTGGACTTGCTTTGCACCCAAGATGAGCAATGCTCTAGCAACAGACCATGATTTTGCAGACCCCCTACCTCCAAAGATGCATTTATATCTGGATGGTTGGAACAAGCACTGGAGCTTGACTGGAAATTCAGCCTTTTTAATAGCTTGAGTAAGTTCACTCTGCTCCATCTGGCTTTACAAAAGTGACCTGAAGATGAGGCATTATTACTTGCCCATTTGCATCTTCAAGAGTGTTTGCCTGAACTGCCTTGCCATCTATCCTATCCATTAACTCTTTAATAGCCCAAGGCTCTCCCTCCTCAGCTTTGCTAATAAGAACTTCAGCAATCTGCCTAGTTCTATGTGGCTCTTGGCAAAGAATCATCCTCAGTTTTTCCTGAAACAATTTGCCTTTGGCTGAGTTAATATTACCTAGTGGAGCACCCATATTGTAAATTTTAGTAAATTATTGATTTCTATATTACTTTTAGTTATTTGGATTAGGTTCTGTAGGAGTTTCAGTTACTGGTGCAACTTGAGATTGAATAGGCATTTGCTCATTAGCTTTAGCCATTAATTTCTGAACTAATATTTGCATATCCCTGATTTTGTGTTCAAGGCTAGTAATTATTAAGTTTACATCTTGTATTTCATGCTCGAATATCATTTTTTGCCTTCCTTGTGTTTTCTGCCTGTACCTTTTTTGGTATAGCTTGGGTTTTTGCCTGCTTGCCACTTCATGAACAAATGCTCATCAAAGCCAAGTGCAATTAATAAATGGACTGCTAAATTGGCTTTCATTTTTTTTTCTTGGCTTTTTCAGCCTCTCTTTTTTCACTATAAGCTATGGCAACTGCCTGCTTTATAGGCTTGCCTGCTTTGACCTCAGCCTTGATATTTTCTTTAAATGCTTTGGGTGATGTGGATTTTTTGAGTGGCATGTTAACAATTCCAGTTTTTAAGAGAGGCTTTGGCTCTCTTAGCCGGCCCCTTTGCCTTTGCTACAACTCCCTCCATCCTTGCACAGAAACTTGCCTTTCTACCAGCGTCTTTCTCTGTCTTTGGGCTTGGAGCAGGAGGCTTTAGGTTTGACCCATTCTTTTTATTGTATTCTGCCCTACCTTTGGCAGTCATACCAGCACCTTTTTCAACAGGGTTGTATGTCTTCCCCTTTCCTGTTGTTTTGTGCTCTATTGGCTTGTCATGTTTTTTATTCATTTTTTGGCAGTCTTTGCAGATTGTTTAAATGCTTGAGCAGTTGGAGCACCCTTAGAACCAATCTTTCTCATCTTTTCCACAGGTTTGTCCTCTGCCTTTTCTTTAGCTATTCTTTCCTGTTTGGCATGAATATTTGCATAAAGTCCAGTTTTAGCCATTATTCTGTCTCCTCAACAAAACAAACATCTTGCCATGACATTACTATCAATTTCTCATCATTATCTTTAAATTCATGATATTTGAGATATTCATCTTTGTAATCTTTAGCCAAAGTGCCAAAATAAATCTTATCTCCTACCTTTAGCCCCTCAGCCTCAGCCTCATCACCAACTGCCACAATATGCCCAACTGTGTCTGCCTCAGCAGTCTGGACATATAAAACTGACTGAATTCTAGGAATTGGTCTAACAATAATCTTGTCTTTTATAGGTTTCATGGGATTTGTCTACCACTTAACTTAGGTCTGCCAGGCTTTTTCTTTTCTGTCTGGTCTGTTACTGGGTTCATAACAACACCCAGTTCTAAATCAACTTTGGGCAATGTTATTGTGGTTGCCAAAATTTGATTGTGTTCACCACACCAGTCTGTGCTATTTCGGTTCTGGAAAACTGGGTATCTTTTACAAACACCCATGTCCCTAAATCCCTCTTGGGAAAAATACCTACAAGTCTTACAATGTTGAGCAGTCAATTCAAATCCTTATTATTTGGGTTGATTAGAGATACCCCTTAGACCACGAATCTTTGGGGTATTTCGCTTTTTACATACTGTCTTGGATATGTGGTGTTCTCTCATGAACATAGCACTCAGACTCTCTTGAGCCAGTGTTAAATTCACCAGTTTTACCATCTACTTTACCCATGTGGCTCATGTCTCTAGCACCAATGCTGTCAGCCTTCCCCATTGCAATACCACCATTTAGAGGTCTTTTGATTTGGCCAGTTGTGTCAGCAGAATCAGCACCTTTGGGCATTTTTTCCCCAGACATGCCTTTTGTGCCTTTCATACTATTTGGTCCGGTCATCTTGTCAAAAGACTTCGGCCCCATTTTCTTTTCACCAGTTTGATCTGATGACTTAGCCCCTTTAGGCTCTTTTTCCATTCCATAATATCCCATTTTTTGTTCCTTGCAAGTTAAAAATTGGAGTCTCAATTATCCCAAATCACTATCTCTTGTCAAGTGAATTTTGTTCTTTTCTATAGCTTTTTTGAGCTTTTGAGCCTCATCATCCCAAATTATATACATTAAAAAGCACCAAACAGCAGTAGCAAAAATTGATGCCCCAAGGAATAAAAATGCAGATATTATGAGAGATTCAACCATTTAAGTCCTTTGCTAATTCTTCCAGTTCAGGTCTAAAACCACTAGCATCTATTTCAATTTCCAACAATTTTTTGTATCTTTTGGTCATTAACTCAATTTCTCTGAGCCTGTAAACAATCTGAATGTCTGGACATTTTCTGTACAATGCTTGGAGTTGTAGCTTTCTTTTGTGTAATAGTTCAATCATTTTTAAATGGTCTGGTTGCTTTCAGTTTTTGGGTTGTACCATCAAATACAAATTCAATATTATGTTTGCCAGTTTTGGAAAACTCTAAATAGTCTCCATTAAGCCCCAATTTAAATATTACATTTGCAGAAACTGCAAAATCATTTTTTTCTTCAGGCTTTATTCTGTATTCAAATTGTTCATCCCATGTGGGATAAACGTCCCTCCAATCATCAGGCCCGACACACATTTCAATCTTAGCCCCATATGCCCATTTTTTAATTAATTCTGCGTGTTTATGTTTCATTTTTGTTTCCTTTTGTTTGTATTTGCTCTTGCTGGAGCTGTCTGTTTATAAGTTTTCTCAACCAGTCAGCCCCTCCCATGTCCATAAAAAATTCTTTTTGTTCTTTGCTCATTCTGATGTTGACATAAACACCTTTGGTTATTTCACTTTT